CGTAGGGACGAATATCAAGATGGAGTTATTCGGACACCTCTTAAATCACCTTTTCCATCGGAATTTTAATTTATTAAGGAGATAAAATAATATGGCAAATGTAATACCTTTTAGTTTTAGAGGTGCATTACTCTCAGCGCAACATGATTTTGCAAACGGAGGAAATACTTTTAAACTAGCATTATACACAGCAAGTCCCTACAGTACATCAAGCACTGTTTATTTAGCAGGAGCAAGTAACGATGAAGTTAGTTCAGGAAATAGTTCAAATTATCCTCAAGGTGGAGCATCTTTAGGATCACAAGCAGTTGCTTCAGGTACTGCAGTCGCTTCAGTTGACTTTGCAGATGTAAGTTTCAACTCAGCTACTTTTACAGCAGCGTTTGCAGCTATTTATAATAGCACAACTGTTGATGGTACGGCAGGTAGATTATGTGTAGTGTTAGATTTTGGAGGAAATAAAACGGCTACTAATGGCACGTTTACAATTTCATTTCCTAATCCAAGTACACCAGCTAATGCTATTATAAGCATGGCGTAAGGAAAAAATAAATGGCTTTTAAATTAAACGATAGGGTTAAAGAATCTAGTTCGACTACTGGGACAGGTACGTTTACACTCGGCGGTGCGGTAACAGGTTTTGAAACTTTTGTTGCAGGTATTGGTGGAAGTAATACTACTTACTATTGTATTTTTCAAACAGGTACTAATAATTTTGAAGTAGGTTTTGGAACTTTAAATGCAAATGCAACTACTTTAGCTAGAACTTACATTATCTCCAGTTCTAATAGCGATGCTGCTGTAAACTTTGCAGGGGCAACAGAGGTATTCTGTACTGTACCTGGTGCAAAAATAGGTTTACCTACACCAGAAGAATATGGTTCTTCATCAGCGCCAAGAATAATCACAGTTAAAGTTGCTAGTAAATCTGGTAATCACCCGTATCAAGGTGTGGGTTCCGGTAATGCATATTATCTAGATGGATTAGAAGCACCAGCAATTACATTTTCAGGGGCAGATTCATCTTACAAATATTACTACAGATTTGATCAATCTAATTCTACGAACAACGGTCATCCATTAAGATTTTATTTAGACGCTGCTAAAAATACAGCTTACACTACGGGTGTAACTACAAGCGGAACTCCAGGAAACTCTGGAGCATATACTCAAATAGCAGTAGATATTAATACACCTAATGTTGTTTATTACCAATGTTCAAGTCACGCTTACATGGGTAATTTTGCAAACGTAATATCTAATTATATAAATGGTGATCTAAATGTAGGTTCTTTATTAAAGATGCCGGATAATACATCTGCTAAAATATTAGTAGCAGATGGTACAAGTTATCAAGAATCAGCAGTATCAGGTGATGCAACAATTGCATCAGGTGGAGCATTAACTTTAGCAAACTCAGGAGTTACAGCTGCAACATACACTAATTCAACAGTAGCTGTTGATGCAAAAGGAAGAATAACGTCAGCGTCAAGTGGAACTGCGGGAGCTTCAGCGGGTTTTGCCGTTGCAATGGCAATCGCATTATAGTATAAGGAATAAATTATGGCACAAAACTTTAGAAATTATTTAACAAGAAACACAGGTGCATCAGCAGTAGATGCTTTAGGTGGAGCGGCAAATAGTTATGACACTTTAATTAGTGTAAGAATGGCTAACGTAACTACATCAACTATAGTTGTTGATGTTTATCTTAGAAGATCATCAGCAAATTATTATTTAATCAAAAATGCACCGATTGTCAGTGGTGGCTCACTAGAGCTTATTGACGGAGGAAGTAAAATTGTACTTTCTTCTGGAGACCAGCTATTTGTTCAATCAGACACAGCTAATTCTTTAGATACAGTAGTAGGTGCAGTTGACGCAATCAGTACATAGGGAGAATCATGTCGTATTTAGGAAACGCTCCAGCAAGAAGTTTTATAAGTTTCGAAAGACAAGTATTTACTATTGTTAATTCACAAACTGCGTATGCTTTATCTCATTCTGTAACTAACGAAAACGATATCCGACTTGTTGTAAATAATGTAGTTCAAGAACCTGGTTCAGGTAAAGCTTATACTGCAACAGGAACAGCTCTTACATTATCTGCAGCATTAACAAATGGTACAGATGAAATGTACTGTGTATTTTTAGGTAGAGCAACTGCAACAAGCGCACCTGGTGCAGGATCTATAGGAACCGTACAACTTGCAGATAACGCAACCACTCTTGCAAAAATGGCTAGTGGTACAGACGGCAATATAATTTCTTATGATGCTTCTGGTAATCCTGTAGCTGTTGCAACGGGCAATGACGGACAAGTTTTAACTTCAGCAGGAGCAGGAGCTCCTCCAGTTTTTGAAACTCCAGCTAGTGCAGATAACACTCCAGCTTTTGCTGCATATCAATCTAGTGGACAAAATATTGATAGTGGCACAGCTACAATAGTTAATTTACAAACAGAAATATTTGATACTGATAGTGCTTTTGCAAGTAATGCTTTTACAGTACCAAGTGGAGAAGGTGGAAAATATTATATTTCTGCCGCAATAAGAGCAGATGCTTCTTGGGCAGCAACTGGTCAATTTAATGTAATGGTTTACCTTGGAAGTACAGGAGATAATGGATTATTTGCTTCTTATAATATAGCCGCAAGTAATGGAAATGGTGGTGCTGTTTCTGGAATACTTGCTTTAAGTGCTGGAGATGTAATTACAATGAGAATATTTCACAATGAAGGTGGCACAGAAGGACTGCAATCTGGAAGATATTGTACTGTTTTTTCTGGATATAAATTAATAGGAATATAATAAATTATGGCAATAGATAAAATAACAACACCCGCAGTAACTGATGATTCAGTAACATTAGCAAAAATGGCTCCTGGTACAGATGGCAATATTATTTCATATGATGCTTCAGGTAATCCTGTAGCAGTAGCAACTGGTAATGATGGTCAAGTATTAACTTCAGCAGGAGCAGGAGCTCCTCCAGTTTTTGAAACACCAGCTAGTGCAGCTAACACTCCAACTTTTAATGCTTATAAACAAGGAGATCAAGGAAGTATATCAGCAAATACAGCTACCAAAATTACTGGGTGGACTGAAATTAATGATTCAGATGGAAAATTTGCAAGTGGTAGATTTACACCAACAGTTGCTGGTCAATATTTTATTTATGGTTCGTCTTTTGCTACAGCTACTGCGAATACTAATAGTCCATTCCTTATGATTTATAAAAATGGTTCTGATGTTCAAGCAATAACCTTTCAATCTCCAGGAGCTAGTACAAATTTACCAGTTCAAGTAGTTGGAATAGTTACTCTTGATGATAACGACTATATAGAATTATTTATTAAAGTTGCAGCGACTGGATCAGCTTTTTCTAGTGGAGATGAAGTAAGATTTGGTGGATTTAAAATTATAACATAGGAATATAATTAACTAGAATTTTAATACAAATGTGTTAAAAATAACAACAACAAAGGAAAAAAAATGGCATCACTATCAAGCAAAATCACGGCATATGCATCTTCAAACGGTGTATCTTCTGTTGACTTTACTAAAGACGTTAGCCTTCAGGATGATTCAGACGGAAAAGGTCCATACATAAAAGAATGGAACCTAGCTATCTCTCAACCTACAGACGCTGAATTGACAGCAGCAGAGACTGCAGCAGACGCTGCGGAAGCTCTAGCAACTGTTCACTCAGCTAGAAGAAAAGCTTACGGATCAGTGGAAAGCCAGCTAGACTTACAGTACCACGATTCTAAAGACGGTACTACTACATGGAAAGATCATGTAGCAAAAGTCAAAACTGACAATCCAAAAAGTTAAGGAGTAAATTATGGCCTACGTTGGTAAATCGCCCTTAACAGGAGCGTATCAAGTTCTGGATAATATTGCATCCGGGTTCAATGCTTCTGCGGTAGCATTTAACTTAACGGTGGGCGGTGTAGCTGTGTCTCCGGGAACTGAAGCCAATTGCATAATATCAATTTCAGGTGTAGTTCAAGATCCATCAGCCTATACAATAGCAGGAAATCAAATTACATTTTCATCGGCCCCCGCATCATCAGATACTTTTTTTGGAACCATTCTTGGTGACACGTTTGATATCGGAACACCGACAGATGCATCGGTTACAGCTGGTTCTTTAGCATCAACTTTTTTCGTGAAAAATTCACAAACATGGAGTAGTATATCAATGGCTGGATCTACAAATGGAGCCTTGGTTGGACCCGTTACAGTTTCAGGGACTATAACAATTCCATCAGGGAGTACATTCGTAATTTTATAATGAGTAAACTAGAAACAAATCAAGTCGATCCATCTACAGGTACTACGCTAACGCTAGGTACAAGTGGAGATACGATAGCAATTCCATCAGGGGTTACTATTGCAAATTCTGGAACAGCAACTGGATTTGGTGGTGCTAACTCTCCAACTTTTAGTGCAAAATCTACATCAAATCAAACTGGAATAAGTAATGGTGGTTGGACTAAAATACAATTTGATACAGCTACATTTAATGTGGGAAGTAATTACGATACAACAAATGATAAATTTGTAGCACCATCTGATGGAAAATATTTTTTTACAGCTTCATTAAAAATTAACTCTGCTGGGGGTTCTGCTACTTTAGTTGGTGCTGGTTGTAGATTTACTATTAATGGAACTACTGCTGGTGATAATTTAAATTTTATAGCAAATGGAGCAATGTCGGCTATGTCTGGAACTAACTCTATGATTTTAAATTTAACAGCAAATCAATATGTAGAAGTTTATGCTTATTATCAAGATAGTGGTGGTGGTAGTGGCTCAGTTACTGGTAGTGGTGATAAAAGCACACAATTTTATGGATTTAAATTAATATAGGAAAATTATGGCAGACGGAACTTTAAAAGTAGGAACAATAAT